CCTGATTATGTTAAGCCTAAAATTCTTAAACGAATGAACAGGTATAGCAAATGGGAATACGGATATAATGAAGATCATGATATGGTTGTTATATCTAGAACAGGTAAAATTGGAGAGGTTTATGAAATACAAAATCTTAAAATAGCTTTACCTTTAGCAGAAAACGTTTATAAGTTTGAAAAAAATAGATGGACTAGATTTAATTATCCTAAAGTATTAAGCAGAATAAAAACAGTTTTTGATTGGAGAGAATATCCAGAAGAGTTTAAAGAAAAATGGTATGATTACATTGATCTTGAGTTTAAAAGACGTGAAGAAGGTTTTTGGTATATAAATAAAGATAAACCTATATTTTTAACTGGTACTCATTACATGTATTTACAATGGTCAAAAATTGATGTTGGTCAACCAGATTTTAGAGAATCAAATAGATTATTTTTTATATTTTGGGAAGCATGCAGAGCAGATGATAGAAGTTATGGTATGTGTTATTTAAAAAACAGACGATCTGGATTTTCATTTATGGCATCTGGCGAAACTGTTAACATGGCCACAATATCTACTGACGCTCGTTTTGGTATATTATCAAAATCAGGTGCTGATGCTAAAAAAATGTTTACAGATAAAGTAGTGCCAATATCAGTTAACTATCCTTTCTTTTTCAAACCAATACAAGACGGTATGGATCGACCTAAAACAGAGCTAGCGTATCGTGTACCAGCCTCTAAGTTTACAAGAAGATCTATAGTATCTACAGAAAAAAACGAAGATTTAGCAGGTCTTGATACCACTATTGATTGGAAAAATACTGGTGATAATGCTTATGATGGTGAAAAACTAAGATTATTAGTGCATGATGAAAGTGGTAAATGGGAAAGACCTAATGATATACAAAACAATTGGCGTGTTACTAAAACCACATTAAGGCTAGGTTCTAGAATTATAGGTAAATGCATGATGGGATCAACGTCAAATGCTTTAGATAAAGGTGGTAGAAACTTTAAAAAATTATACGATGACTCAGATGTTACAAAAAGAAACGCCAATGGACAAACTCGTTCAGGACTCTATTCTTTGTTCATACCTATGGAATGGAATTACGAAGGATACATTGATTCTTATGGTTATCCTGTCTTCGAAACCCCATCAACTAAAGTGTATGGACCTCATGGAGCGCCAATCAAAATTGGGGTTATTGAGTACTGGGAGAATGAGGTAGAAGGTCTCAAAGAAGATCAAGATGGTTTAAACGAATTTTATAGACAGTTTCCACGCACGACTAAACATGCGTTTAGAGATGAATCTAAAATGTCTTTGTTTAACTTAACAAAAATATATCAACAAATAGATTACAACGAAGGAATACAACAACAAAGCGTTATAACTCAAGGTAATTTTCAATGGGAAGATGGTGTTTTAGACACTAAAGTTATTTTTATACCAAACAACAGAGGTAGATTTTACATTTCATGGGTTCCACCTGTGCACATGCAAAATCAAATATTTGTAAGAAACGGTATGAAATATCCAGTAAACGAGCACGTTGGTGCTTTTGGTTGTGATAGTTATGATATATCTGGCACGGTAGATGGTAAAGGCTCTAATGGATCACTACACGGTTTAACTAAATTTAGCATGGATGAAGCTCCATCAAATGTATTTTTTTTAGAATATATAGCTAGACCACAAACCGCTGAAATATTTTTTGAAGATGTATTAATGGCTTGTATATTTTATGGCATGCCAATACTTGCAGAAAACAATAAACCTAGATTACTTTATCATTTTAAGCGTAGAGGTTATAGAAAATACGCTATGAATAGACCAGATAAAACTGATTATAAATTATCTATAACAGAAAGAGAAATAGGTGGTATACCTAACTCAAGTGAAGATGTTAAACAAGCTCACGCTGCCGCGATAGAAACATACATAGAACATTACGTAGGAGACTTAGGAGAAAAATGGGGTTCAATGTATTTTCAAAGAACTTTAGAGGATTGGGCTCAATTTGATATAAATAATAGAACAAAACATGATGCTTCTATAAGCTCAGGGTTAGCTATAATGGCTTGCAACAAAAACAAATATAGACCAGTAAACGAAATAATTAGAGAAAAAGTTTCTTTAGGGTTTTCAAAATATAATAATAAAGGAGATTTTTCTAAAATAATAAAATAAATGATTCAAAGTAATTACAATAGTGGTTTTCCTAGTCAGGTAGTACCTGATGAAGAGAAAATGAGTTGGGAATACGGTACACGCGTAGGTCGAGCTATAGAGTACGAATGGTTTAGAAGTAATCGCGGTGGTGATAGATTTTCAATGAACTTTGTTCAATACAACAACTTAAGATTATATGCTAGAGGAGAACAGTCTATACAAAAATACAAAGATGAATTATCTATTAACGGTGATTTAAGCTATTTAAATCTTGACTGGAAACCAGTTCCTATTATATCAAAATTTGTTGATATAGTTGTTAATGGTATGTCACAAAGAGATTATGACATAAAAGCTTTTGCTCAAGACCCTGAGTCAAGAAAAAAAAGAACTAATTACGCTGAAAGTTTATTAAGAGATATACAGGCTAGATCTTTTTTGCAAAAAGCTCAAGATGAGTTAGGTGTAGATTTATGGAGCACTGACGCACCTCAAAATTTACCAGAAAATAAAGAAGAATTATCTTTGCACATGCAGTTAAGTTATAAGCAATCAATTGAAATAGCAGAAGAAGAAGCTATATCTAATGTGTTTGCTCAAAATAAATATCCTCAAGTAAAAAAGAGAATGTTATATGATTTAGTTGTATTAGGTATTGGAGCTATAAAAACTAACTTTAATAAATCAAATGGTATAACTGTAGAGTATGTTGATCCAGCTAATTTAGTTTATTCGTATACCGATGATCCTAATTTTCAAGATATATATTATGTTGGTGAAGTTAAAATGATTCATTTAGCAGAACTTAAAAAACAATTTCCTAATTTAACTGACGAAGAACTAAAACGAATTGAAGACTTTCCAGGAACACAAAATTATTTAAGAAATTGGAATCAAACAGATGATTATGTAGCTGTGTTGTTTTTTGAATACAAAACATATAGTAATCAAGTTTTTAAAATTAAATATACAGATCAAGGATTAGAAAAAGCATTAGAAAAACCAGATACTTTTGCTCCACCACCTAGTGATAAATTTGATAGAGTTTCTAGATCAATAGAGGTATTATATAGTGGTGCTAAAGTTTTAGGTATAGACAACATGTTACAGTGGAACATGGCTGAAAACATGACAAGACCTAATTCTAATATGACAAAAGTAAACATGAACTATCAAATATGTGCACCTAGAATGTACAGAGGTAGAATAGAATCTGTAGTTAGTAGAATAACAGGTTTTGCTGACATGATACAATTAACAAGTTTAAAACTTCAACAAGTTATATCTCGTATGGTACCTGATGGTGTTTTTGTAGATGTTGATGGTTTGGCTGAAGTTGATTTAGGTAATGGCACTAATTATAATCCACAAGAAGCATTAAACATGTATTTTCAAACTGGTTCTATAGTTGGTAGATCGCTTACTCAAGATGGTGATCCTAACAGAGGCAAAGTTCCTATTCAAGAGCTTCAATCTTCTAGCGCTAATGGAAAAATATCTTCATTAATAAATACATATCAATATTATTTACAAATGATACGTGATGTGACAGGGCTTAACGAAGCAAGAGATGGAAGTATGCCAGATAAAGATGCTTTAGTTGGACTACAAAAAATGGCAGCTAACGCATCTAACACAGCAACTAGACACATAATGCAAGCATCGCTTTATTTAACTGTTAAAGCTGCTGAAAATATTTCATTAAGAATTGCTGATGTTTTAAACTATGATTTATTAGCTGATTCATTAAAAAAATCTATAAGTAGTTTTAACGTAGGTACATTGTCAGAGTTACAAAATTTAAATTTATTTGATTTTGGTATATATTTAGAACTAGAACCTGACGATGAAGAGCGAGCTCAACTAGAACAAAATATACAAATAGCTTTACAAAGCGGTGGTATTAATTTAGAGGACGCTATTGATATACGCCAAGTAAAAAACCTTAAACTAGCAAATGCTTCACTAAAAGTTAAGCGTAAAGAAAAGCAAGCTTACGATGAAAAAGTTGCGCAACAGAATATTCAAGCTCAGTCACAAGCTAACATACAAGCTCAAGAAGCTTCTGCTATGTACGAAGTTCAAAAAAACGAAGCTATGGCAGCTTCTAAATTACAAATAGAACAAGGTAAAGCAGGTTTTGAAATACAAAAACTAGAAAAAGAAGCTCAAATAAAGAAAGAATTAATGGAGTTAGAGTTTCAATACAACAGGCAAATTGCTGAAATTGAAAAAGAGCAAATGAGCCTAAAAGAAAAAGAAATAGAAGATCGTAAAGATCAAAGAACTCAACTACAAGCGTCGCAACAAAGTGAAATGATTGCGCAAAGAAAAAATAACACGGCACCGGTAAATTTTGAATCTACCAATGACGGGTTAGGAGGATTAAATCTAGAGTCATTTACTCCTAGATAATCCAATTTATTAATTTTATATTATTATATTATGTCAGAACAAAATGAAACAAAAAACGCTGAGGTGGCTAAAGAAGTCAAATCAGAAGGTGGAGATATGAAAATGAAATCAAAACCTAAAATGAAAAAATTTAATGCTACAAAAGAAAAACCTTTTAAAGTAGACATGACAAAACCAGTTGTGCCTGAAGTTAAAAGTGAAGTTACTAAAGTAGATTTAAGTAAAAAACCAGAAGACAATGCCATTCGTATCGGAGAAACAGAGAAAGTGGATGTGGGCGAACAAGCCGGAGATAGCGCTGAAGTGGACAAACAAGTACAAGAGCCCAGCAAAACTATTGAAGAATTTAAACCAATCCAAGAAGTAACAGAGGAAATTAAAGAAGAAGTTAAACAAGTTAAAGAAGAAATTAAAGAAGCTGTAAGAGATGAAAAAGTTTTAGGAAAACAATTACCTGAAAATGTAGAAAAACTTGTAAACTTTATGGAAGAAACAGGTGGAACTGTTGAAGATTATGTTAGACTAAACGCTGACTATTCTCAAGTAGACGGTAAAACATTGTTAAAAGAATATTATAAAAAAGCAAAACCACATCTTAATGATGAGGAAATAGGATTTATCATGGAGGAAAATTTCCAATATGATGATGAAGTTGATGACGAGCGAGACATCAAAAGAAAAAAACTCGCACTTAAAGAAGAGGTTGCAAAAGCACATGGCTTTTTAGAGGACTTAAAGGGTAAATATTACGACGAGATCAAGTTGAGACCGGGCGCTACTCAAGAGCAACAGAAAGCTACTGACTTTTTTAATCGATATAATGAAAATCAACAGTTAGTAAAACAACAACACGAGGATTTTAAAGGCCTAACTAAAGATTATTTTTCAGACGAATTCAAAGGTTTTGATTTTAAAGTGGGAGATAAAAAATTTAGATATGGTGTAAAAAACCCTAGTGAAGTTGCTGAAGATCAAAGTAACCTATCTAACTTTGTTAAAAAGTTTTTAAATGAAGATGGAAGCGTGAGCGATCACAAAGGTTATCACAAAGCTATGTATGCTGCTAAAAACGCTGATACTATAGCACAACATTTTTATGAGCAAGGTAAAGCCGACGCTGTAAAAGATGTAGTGTCTAAATCTAAAAATATAAGTAATGATGCTAGGACAACTCCTAGTGGAGATATTTTTATAGGTGGATTAAAAGTTAAAGCTGTAAGCGGTGTTGATTCTCATAAACTGAAAATCAAAACACGTAAATTTAACAATTAAAATTAACAATTATGGGAATATTAAGTCCTCAATTTGGTGGTTTAGTGCCTTCGCAAGCACAACAAACGTTGGCAAACAACTACCTACAATTTAACACTGGTGGAGCAAATGATTTTGCTCAACAATACTTACCAGAAATTTATGAAGCTGAAGTAGAAAGATACGGAAATCGTACTGTCGGTGGCTTCTTAAGAATGGTTGGTGCTGAAATGCCAATGACTTCTGATCAGGTAATCTGGTCTGAACAAAATAGATTACATATCGCGTATGATAATGTAACAATTACTAATGCTACAACAATTACTTTACCTGCTGGCGTGACAAACGTACTAGCTCCTAACATGACTGTAGTAATAATGGATCCAGCTAGTCCTGCTTCTGTTGTTCACGCTATAGTTGGAAACGGTGCTATTCAAACAGGAAATCAAACTGCTACAGTTTATCCTTATGTTGCTGCTAACCTTAATGGTTTAGGCGTAGGAAATACTGCATGTAAGTTATTTGTTTATGGTTCTGAATTTGCAAAAGGTACTGCTGGTTCTACTGAAAATGTACAGCCTTCATTTACTCAGTTTTCTAATTCACCAATCATAATCAAATCAAATTACCAAATCAATGGTTCTGACACTGCTCAAATTGGGTGGGTTGAAGTTGCTGCTGAAGATGGTACTGCTGGTTTCTTATGGTACTTAAAAGCTGAAGGTGAAACAAGATTACGTTTTGAAGATTACTTAGAAATGAGTATGATTGAAGGTGAACTTGCTGTTGCTGGTTCTGGTTTCGTTGCTAATCAAAACGCAATACCTGGATTTGGTGGTGCTGGAGGTCCTGGAGGAGCTGCTATTGCTGCAAAAGGTACACAAGGTTTATTCTCTGCTATTAATACTAGAGGAAATGTAATGGCTGGATACGGCGGATCTTTACAAGACTTTGATGCTTTATTACAAAACTTAGATTCTCAAGGAGCTATTGAAGAAAACATGCTTTTCTTAGATAGAGCTACAGAATTACAGTTTGATAATATGTTAGCGCAGCAAAATTCTTACGGAGCTGGAGGTACATCTTACGGTGTATTTGAAAACTCTGAAGAAATGGCGTTAAACTTAGGATTTTCTGGATTCAGAAGAGGTTCTTATGACTTCTACAAGACTTCATGGAAATACTTAAATGATGCTTCTACAAGAGGTGGTTCTGGAAACTTCACTGGTGGTGACAACATCGACGGTGTATTAGTACCTGCAGGAACAACTACTGTGTATGACCAATTACTTGGTACAAACATACGTAGACCGTTCTTACACGTACGTTACAGAGCTTCACAAGCTGATGACAGAAGAATGAAATCTTGGATCACAGGATCTGTTGGTGGTGCGTTCACTACAACAAATGATTTCATGCAAGTATCTTTCTTATCTGAAAGATGTTTAGTAACACAAGCTGCAAATAATTTCGTATTATTTACTGCTTAATATTTATGTAAAGGAAAAGGCGCTACGGCGCCTTGCCTTTATTTTTTTAACTATTTAATTATATTATATTATGTCAAAGACAAAAGAAAAAAAAGTATCCAGCCCAGAAAGTGGTTGGGAAATAAAAGATAGAAATTATTTTCTTATAGGAAGAAACAAACCAATAACCTACACAATAACTTCTAGACACAGCCAAAAGTATCCTTGTTTATATTTTGATGAACAATCAGGAGTACAAAAAGCTATAAGATATGCAACTAATCAAAACTCTCCGTTTGTAGAAGATCAAAAAGGCGAAGTTACATTAGAGCACATAGTGTTTAAAGATGGTAGTTTATTTGTTCCAAAAGAAAAACAAAATCTACAAAAATTATTATCGTTGTACCACCCAGGTAGAAACAAAAGATTTGCAGAACATAAACCTGTTATGCAAGCTGTTGATGATTTATATGATTTAGAACTAGAAATTGAAGCGCTTAATCACGCTAGAAACTTAGATATTGATACAGCAGAAGCTATATTAAGAGTTCAAGAAGGTAGCAAAGTTTCAACTATGAGTTCTAAAGAAATAAAAAGAGACGTATTATTGTTAGCTAAAAATGATTCAAAATTATTTATTGAATTAGCTAATGATGAAAACGTTCAATTAAGAAACTTTGGTATCAAAGCTGTTGAAGCTGGTATTATAAATCTTACTTCTGATAACAGAGATTTTAAATGGGCTAGTAACAACCGTAAACTTTTAACAGTTCCTTTTGAAGAACACCCTTACAGCGCTTTAGCCGCATGGTTTAAAACAGATGAAGGTCTAGAAGTTTATAAAACTATAGAGAAAAAACTCTCTTAACCTGTAATACTAATATAGGGCTCGTTCACTCGGGCCCAATATTATAATAAAAATTCACAAATGGCAATAAACGTAAACACTGTATATAAAACAGTATTATTAATACTTAACCAACAGCAAAGAGGTTATATGACACCAGATGAATTCAACAAAGTTGGAACTCAAGTTCAACTTAACATGTTTGAAAACTATATGAGTGATCTAAACCAACAGCTGCGTGTGCCTCAAAACGACAGCGAGTACGCTAATAGAGTTAAGAATATAGACGAAAAAATTGACATTTTTAAAAAAATTGGAACTGCTAACTACAACACAGCGAGTTCATATTTCACTCTTCCCTACGCTAGTTCAACACCAGCGTTTACACAAAATATAGCTAACAATGGTGGTGTAACTTATGTTACTACTTATTCAGGTTCTCTTTTTGATAAACAATGGAAAGTTACAGCTAACAATGTTGAAGTTTATGATTATACTTTTACCCAAGGAGCCACTAGCACAACTTTTGTTTTTGCATCAGCGCCAGCTGGAGCTTTAGTGTTTCAGTTGTTTGATATAGATTTATATAGATTAGGTAGCGTTATATACAACGACTCTACGTACGCTCAGCAAATGAATAGAAGCGAATGGTACTTAATAAAAAAAGCACCGTTAGTAGCGCCAACCACATCTCAACCTGTTTATTTATATGAAGATGAAAAAATATATGTTTACCCTACAAGTATAACAAGTGCCGTACAAGTTTCTTATATTAAAAAACCTTTAAACCCTGTGTGGGGTTATTCTTCTGGCGCGTTAGGTCAGTTTTCTTATAATGAACAAACCTCAACTCAATTTGAATTACATCCATCAGAGCAAACAGAACTTATATTAAAAATATTAATGTACGCTGGTGTTATTATAGAAGATCCATCAATAATCCAGGTCGCTGCGCAAAAAGTGCAAGGTGATGATATGAATGAAAAAAGCTAACAAATGGGACTATTAACAGAAAACAATTTACAATATTACGGTGGAACACAATTGTTTCAACAGAACAACAATACTCGAGATTTTGTTAGCACGTTTGATACTCAATTAGTTTTTACAACTAACGACCCTACTAACACTGCTTACTCTCTAAACAACTGTGAGTTATACCAAAGTACAGATTTTGGCGTTACGTGGACTGCTTACAACACCTTGGTAAACGCAAATTACACAGCTACTTTTAACGCGTTAACTAATACAATAAGAACTAATACCGCTATACCTGCTAACAACTGGTTTAAAATACAGTTAAGGCAATCAGCTATTGAAAACAACTACGGTAGTTATGAATACATAAGTATGAATAATATTGTTAATAATTATTTAGTAGCGTATGTTGGTGAAAATAAATTAGTTCCTAATGTAAAAAGAACAGATGTTATATTTCATGCTAAGCGTGGTTTGCAAGAGTTTAGTTATGACACGTTAAAAAGCATTAAATCTGTAGAGTTACAGATACCACCTAGTTTATCTTTAGTTATACCTCAAGATTATGTTAATCATGTTAGGCTTTCTTGGATAGATGGGCTTGGTGTTAAACATATAATATATCCAGCAAACAATTTAAGCATAGCTCCTTATCAAGCTTTATCACAAGACCAAGAAGGTATGCCAATACAAGATGCAAACTCTAATAACGTAGAAATTCCACCTACTACTGTGGAAAGATGGAACGCGGCTAATGATAGACTTATAACAGGTAACTGGCAAATAAACGCAGCATATGATACCACAGCTTGGTTAGATGGTTATCCATTATTATGGCAACAGCAATTAGGCCAAAGATATGGTTTAAACCCTGAAACAACTCAAAACAACGGTTGGTATTTAATAGACGAGAGAAAAGGCACGTTTAATTTTTCTAGCAATTTACACAAACAGCTTGTAACAATAGAGTATATATCAGATGGCTTAGCTACAGATTTAGAAACTAAAGTACCTAAACTAGCTGAAGACGCAATGTATGCTCATATAAACCATGCTATATTGGCTAGCAGAATAAATCAGCCTGAATATATAGTACAAAGATATAAAAGAGAACGTAGTGCAAAATTAAGAAATGCTAAAATAAGATTGTCCAATATTAAGATTGATGAAATAGCTCAAGTTATGAGGAATAAATCTAAATGGATAAAACACTAATACATGGCAAAAGTTAAAAATACCTTTTTAAAAGGTAAAATGAATAAAGACTTAGACGCTAGACTTCTTCCTAATGGAGAATATAGAGATGCTCAAAACTTACAGGTAAGTAGATCTGAAAGTTCAACTGTTGGTGAGTTTGAAAATATTTTAGGTGATCTAGCTGTTGCCAGCACTGGATCATCAACTGTTAAAATAATAGGTCAATTTTCTGATACTACTAATAGTATTATATATTTTTTTGCTACTGATCATTTTGACTCTAGCGCTAAAGCCCCTAACACAGCTACATGTAAAATATTTTCATACAATATTACTACAGGTTTAGTTGTTACTTTAGTTAGTGGTTATTGGTTAAACTTAAATCAAACTTTTCCTATAAATTCAGTTAATCTTGTAGAAGAATTATTATTTTGGACTGATAATTTAAATCAACCTAGAAAAATAAATATTACATTAGCTAACCCAAGTAATTTAGCTTTACCAGTTTATTATTTTAATGAAGATCAAGTTTCAGTAGCTAAATACTATCCTTATCAACCAATAGTTGCTTTTGATAGAGTTGATCATAGGGTTGGTGGATCTGCTGTAAGTAATAGTAATATTGTAGTGTGTGATCAAAACGTTAGTGACGTTAAAATTGGCGATATAATAACTGATAGAGATAAAGACTTTGGAACAGCTTTAGCTATAACTAGTTTAATCACAGTTATACAAATAACGGCAAGTAATACAGTTAAACTATCAGCACCAGTAACTTTAGCGTCTGGATTTAAAATACAGTTTAGTAGACCTACAATGACAAACAAAGCTTCACTTGAAGTTAGTGATTATTCATTAATAGAACCAAGTTATACAGTAGCAGGTACAGCAGCAGGAAGTGATATAACTATTGTTAACACTAAGTTTAGTACAACACCTGTTTTAGGTATGTATGTAACTTGCCCTAGTGTTGCAACTGGTTTTGGTAGCAGTGGCTTTGGATTAACACCAGCTAACACAGGTGTTATAACAAGCGTCGTTGTTGGTAACACAAACACAGTAATACAAGTAGACGTTACTAACACGTTGGTTGCTGAAAATTCTCCAGATATACTAATAGGTAAAAACCCAGACTATGATTCTCAATGGAAGGGTGATCCAGATTTTTTAAAACAAGAATACGTTAGATTTAGTTATAGATTTAAATTTGTTGATGGAGAGTATTCTTTAATGGCGCCTTTTAGTCAAATAATGTTTATACCTCAACAATACGG